TAAAGATCTATGTTTGTACCTATATCACCTAAAGCGTGAAGAGATTTAGTAGTTAACTTAGGTGAGATCTTAACAAACTCTCCTCCAACCTTCTTCCAGTTCCAGTCGTCAGGAGCCCATCCAATTTTATATAGGAACTCTTTAAGATGATCTTGATTACCCAGGCGAGCTTTAACTGTTTGTTTACGTTGAAATGTTTCACCGGGTTTTATAGGAGGTGTTTCTTTATGAGCATCACTTGGATCTACATAGTCGCCTTTAAGTTCAGACAACATACGAGCAGTAGCTTGAGTATAGTTACCAGTCTTAACGTATCTAGGTATTCTAGGTTCTTTATCTATTAATATTTCCATGTGACCAAGCTCAGGTTCTACTGTCTTTTCTATCTCATGTATTTCCAGGCCTATCTTTTCTATTAACTCCCATAGACCGTCTTTATTTATTTTCCAGCCATTAGCTGCTTGTTTAGCAGACCAATAAGAGATAGCATGTTCAAGTTTAATAGCATCTTCATAGGTTACTTTACGATTAGCACTGGCTCTTGTTATACTCTTTCTTTCACGCTCAGTTACCTGATATACTTGGTAAGTTACTTGTAGGTCTTGTTCACAGTAATCTCTCATCTCAGTAGAGTAACCGCTGAAGTCTTTGAAGTCACCCTTTTGAGTACCCAGAAAGTTACCCCATGCTTTTAAAGAGTGCCTACCAAAGGTAGTCTTACGGGGAAACCAGTTAAGTTTACTCATTATAAGAGTGTCATAGACAACTTCTTGAGGGAAGGTCCAACCCAAGATTTTTTCTATAACAGGTAAGTCATAGCGTACTATGTTATGACCTATCAGTAAGTCTGCCAGCTCTAAGTAAGAGAAAGCATCGTTAAGACTACCAAGAGTAGAGTCATGATCACTGAAAGATATTACTTTTCCTGTGTCTACGTTTAGTGTTGATATAATAAATATATCGTCTGCTTTGTGGTATAAGTCGTTAGCCTCGATGTCAATGACTAGCTTCATTGCGGGCCTCCTTTCATTTAATATTCTTTGGGAATAAACTTAACCGCTCTTATATTACCGTTATAAAACAATCGTTTATCTCCTTTTCTTTTAGTAAGAACGTCAAGCTTATGTTGAAGGTTTGCTTCTTGATAGAATAGTCCTCCTCTTGTTTTACACTCTCTGATTACCACAAACCAAAAGTAATCGTGATGTTCTGATTTTATTCTTGCGTTAAGCTCTTTACATGAGCCCGTATAAGATCTCCAAGTCATTTCTTTACCGTAACGTTTATTACGTGTCTTTCTACCCCAAGACTTATACTGCTTACAGCCAAGGTAGTACATACCAGTCTGTAGGTTATGAATAAAGTAAAGGAATCCAAAGTATTTATCAGGGTCCATAGCTTTTCTTGAACGCCAGTGTCCTTGTCCTTCCCATTTCTTTGTTCGAGGTATTATATTATCTAGCCTGGGTATTGAATCAGGTACATTCATTTGCCTAACTCCGTATTATACACACCTGCTTTTTGTTCTATAGATAATAAGAACTCAGCAAACATTCTGTTACTTATTCTTATAACGTTAGTGGTGTCTGTGTCTTCACAGTGCTGACTAATAAAAACCTCGTAGTCACCTATAACAGTTTTTAAATCAGGATATAAAGTATCTTCGCATACTACTGTTATTACAGAAGTCTTATCAGTCATTTCTACACTGAACATTACATTCTCCTTATACTATGTGGAAGGTCAAAATATTCTACGCAAGCATCTATTGAGTCGTTTAAGGTATAGTGTTTTTCTGTTGCTACGGCTTCTATAAAGGGATGTATAGGGTCTCCTTCATTAGCCCAGCAAATAATAATTTTATTTTTAGTATGAGCAAACATTACTTCCATGGCAGTACCGGTACCGATGTTTACAGGTGCATTATCTATTGTGGTACGCCGCACGTCTGCCAAGATAACAGTGCTATTAGCTATGTCTTGTAAGTCTAACTTAAATACTCTTCTACAAGTATCCAGAGTTTTTCTTTCATCTTCAAGGTTACCTCTTATTTGACTATGAAGAGGTACTCTTCTTGTAGGGTCAAGAGTTTTAATGTTAAGGTTAGTGAAGAATTGAGTGGCAGTCCAACGCCATTCTCTCATGTCTTCCACAGGTACTTGTTCCATCTTACCTGCCAGATACACTCCCCTACACATTATGTATTGCCTTGTGTATGTTGAGAGCTTTAGTCAAGCTTCTTCTTTCTATACCTAGTATGTCGGGATCATCAAAGAACTCTTTAGGTTTTCTTATAGTATACTTATTATTACACTCAGTAATATGTTCAAAGAATACTCTTTCTCTCTCAAACCCTACCATAGCAAGTATGTCACAGTCTTTGTTAGTTACTCTGCTTTTATTATTACCCCCACCTATTGTAATTGAGAAGTGATAACCCATTCCTGGTCTGTCAGGAGCAGTGTTTTTAATTCCACTTGATTTCACCTGTACTTTTAATAGTACACCATCAACGTCTAACGTAATATCTGTGGCACCCATGTGTACAATAGAAGCATCATAACCTAATTTCTTTAACTTGGTTACACATAAATGTTCTGTTATAGTAGCTTTGTCTATAGCGCTTATTGCTTTGGGTTGTATGTTCATGACTTTTCCTTTCTAAAAAAAGTGAACCATCCCCAGGGAGGTAGGGATGGTTCGTTCCGTAAACCTAGTTTAGTTTTTCTGTAGTGTAATCCACCGCTGCTTTTATTCTATCTTGCAGTTCTTTACTGGTTTCATTGTCTATAGAAAATCCTTCTTCGGTTATCTCTACGTCACCATTACTCTCTGCGTCTACCATGAAACGATAGGTAGAGATGATGAGAGCATAGCGCACTTCAAGCTCTAAGCCCTCAAACAACTCACCAAAGTGTTCTGTAAACCATAGCACAGAGAACATAGCGACGTCACTCTCTTTACTGTCTTTAGAAGCTTCGGGTTTAAACTTATTTATCTGTATAATGTCGCCCATTAAAACTCTTCCTGAGACTCATCATTATACTCTATAAGATCTGTAACTTGAACTTCAGTAAGCATACAAGAGATACCTGAACGACCACTCACATTCCAGTCGTAGCTAAAGACTTTGATAGCGCCTCGAGAACCATTACCTATTCTTTTAATAGTCTCTACGGTTAACTCTGTTTTATCTTTATCTACTACTTTAGGTCTTTCAAGCGGCTCACCTTTAGCTGTTTTAGTTTTACGCTTAACGTTAGTTACGTACTTACCTTCTACTTCTCTTACCTTGCAGCCTACCTCTTCCAACTCTTTCTTTTTAGCTTTGTCGGTGGTGGCTACCTGTACTTCCCACTGTTCAGTACCGAAGGGTGCTTTAGGTGTTGCTAAGGCTGGCCAATTAAATTCTACATCTCTGATTACAACTGTTTTAGACATACTATTCTCCTTTATTTTCTGTCTTTTCATTTAGTATTGTGGACAAGTGATTAGCATACCACTTTATTTTGTCTGCATCCTGCATCATGGAATCTTTCTTACCTATTCGCAGACTATACTTAAGGATTTGTCCTACCAAGTGTGCTTCGATACCCTTCAGGTGACCGATAGCGTACTCAGCTATCCTTATGTATTCTACTCCATCAGGATAACTACCTGGTGGAACTATTTCGTAATGCTTAGGGTTAATAATAAGGTCTTTATCTTCTTCAGATAAAGCTGCGTAATCTCCGTGAAAGTTTGTCATAAGGTTCTCCTCCTTCTATAAGGGATCTATAATATTTTCATGGTCTTAAGCATGGTTCGCTTAAGCCTGCTCTTCAGGGTTCGCTCAGCCCACTCATCGTCTTTACCTGTTGCTGTTATTAGTGTACCGTCAGTTAACTGTGTGGTCATTAGGTATTTGTCTTCTAAGTGAACAGTACTTCTTACTAAATCATATTTCTCTGTCTCAGTATAGCTCTTACCCCACATATCGTAAGCAGAGTCTTGAGGCACCAGACTATAGGCTATCTTAACCAGATATAACGATACTTGAGAGCCTAATATTCCTGTGTAGGGTATTTCTTCGGCATCTGCTATCATTACTCTTTTACCTGCAACGTCTGTTAAGGCTATGCCTTTATCATAGACATCTGCAGCCCAGGTAGGCTTAAGGTATATGTGATAGTTCCAATAGTAACTACTAATAGACTTTACATCTACATCTACTTTTATATCTTCAGATTTTTCTGTTATAAATATATCCCAGCCTTTCTCATCTAAGTAGTTTAAAGTATCTCTTGCTTTATCCATAGTATACTTAGCATTAAACAAAGCAGGATCAGCGATCAAAATATTTTCTTTATAGTACTTCAGTAAGCGTGTTCTCATTACCATAGTAAGAAAGAACTTAGTCATTTGAGCGCAATAAGAGTCACCCATACGTCCCACAAAGTTTTCAAAGTGCATAAGAAAAGTTTTATTCTTTGTCATATAGTCTGCATAACCTGCTGCTGTATTATCGTAGCTGTATCTGCTAGGTTTTAAATCGGAGATAGCTTTTTCTTTCTCGTTTATGGTTTTAAGTTTTTTAAACTCTCCTGTTATATACTTATCACATAGTTTTCTTATAGGTTCAAGATGCTCTGTGAACCTACTTACATCAAAAGCTTTTATAAAAGCCTCTATCTTAGAGTCTAAATCAGAGAGTTCTCTCTCCAGCTTTTCGGATGTTATATTAATAAAGTTACTCATGTTATTCTCCTTTCACATGGATTAACTTACCCCACGGTACGGTGTCAACATCACTTGGGCACAACCATATCACAGGATAGGGTGGTTCTTTCTCAGGTATATCACATACTTCTAGATCAGTAAAGTATATCATAAGCTGAGTGTCTTTATGCTTCTTATTGACGTGATCGAAGGCTGGAGTGACTGCTGTACCTCCCCGGCCTGTTATTTCAAGACCACTTATATCATCATGGTCTTCAAATATCTTTTCATCTGTTACTTCAGTGTCTGCATCTATTATAACTAGTTGTTCTGGTTTGATTTCTTCTCGAAGAGCTTTTATCTCTCCCAAAGCAAATTCAAACACTTCACTGTACATACTACCTGAAGTATCATTAGCCCACACCCACTTACCT